TGCACTAAACAGCATGAAAGATAAGATACATGTACTTCCATATGCTATTAGTGACTATAAGGGAACTGCTGTTATTAGTGATAGTGGTGGTGGATCTACAATAAAAGATGATGGTATCTTTGGGGCAGAGGTAGAAGTAATGTCATTAGATAATCTCTTTAGTCTTTATCATATCAATAGTGTAGACGTACTTAAAATAGATGTAGAAGGGGCAGAGGTTGAAATAATTTTAGGTGCATCTAGAGATAACTTAAACAAATGTAAATTTATAACTATGGAGTTTGATGTTAGATCTGGTAGTCGCATGGGAGATATGGTGCAAAAACTCTCTGAGACTCACCATGTTCGCACAATGGGAAGCTGGGAACGTGGTGGAATGATTTGGGCTTGGCTATACTAGATGAGACTTGGGATTATAGCAAGATGTGACGATACTGGTCTGGGTAATCAGACTAGGGAACTTGTCAATATGCTTAATCCAAGCAAGATTTTGGTAATTGATTCTTCACCTTTTAACTCTAATTCCCAGCATCTGGATTGGTACAAAGAATATAATTGTCAATATATTTCTGGCTTTCCTAAAGAAGAAGATATTAGATTATTTTTAAAAAATGTTGACATAGTATTATCTTGTGAAACATTTTATAATAAAAGCTTTGTGGGGTTAGCCAATAGAAAAAATATCAAGACTATTTTGCAATATAACTATGAATTCTTGGACTATTTTCAGCTACCAGACCATACCCTCCCAGATATCCTTCTAGCGCCTAGTTTATGGGGCTTTGAGGCCGTTATGGAGGCTTTTGGGGATAGGACTAGACTAATTCATCTACCCCCTCCAATTGACCACAGTGCCTTTGATAAGGCCTTAAAGATTAATTCTAAAACAGACCATAATCGTATTTTACATGTGGGTGGAAAAGCAGCACACCTTGATCGGAACGGTACTAATACAGTCATAGAAATGCTTAAATATTCTAAGGCAGATTACGAAATAGTAATTAGATCCCAGTCTGAGATAGATTTAAATATAAAAGATAGCAGGATATCTGTTGAGATTAACAATATAGAAAATAAAGAAGATATGTATGTTGGTTTTGATGCACTAGTTTTGCCCAGAAGATATGCTGGACTTTGTTTGCCTATGAACGAAGCTCTCCTTAGTGGAATGCCTGTATTTATGACAGATATATCTCCGAATAATAAAGTTCTTCCAAAGGAATGGCTTGTTGAGTCTAACAAAATTAATCAATTTAAGGCTAGAACAAGGATAGATGTTTACGAAGCCAATCCAGAAAAACTTGCAGAATTAGTTGATAGTTATATTAATAATAATAAGTCAGAACAGAAAAAACATGCTTTTGAAATTGGATATAATAATTTTTCTGCTGATGTTTTAAAAGATAAGTATATGAATATATTAAAATAGAGCGGGCCCATTTCTAGACCCGCCCTATCTCCGCCGAGCTATTTACTCAGACTTCTTCTTCTTTGGCTTTGCAGCCTTGAGAGCTTCTTCAACAGCTTTAGCTGCTGGCATACGTCCAAATGCTGGATCGTTTGGATTAACTGCACGTGCTAGTACTGGGATAATCGCACCAACAAGTGCTGCCCATAGATCTTTTGGATCTGTTACTCCTGCAACGTACAAAGCTGATACTGCACCCACAACTGAACGAGCATAGGATGCAAGCATTGCCTTTAGTTCTTTCTCTGTCATTTTGACCTCCTAGGATAGAACTTTAATTAGTATAGCATATCCAGCCCAGAGCCCTATAATTCCTGCTACTCCTGCGAATACAGGTGGCGCTGGTACTGGTAATTTGAATGCTGCGAAAACTACGCCACATCCAAAACCTGTTAAAACAGACAATAATATGTCTTTCATATCTCCCCCATTAAATATTGTTCGTAATGTTTTTTACAAAAATCAACGAACCTTGTTTCTGTCATTGAAAGCTTTTCACTTTCTGATGTACACTCTTTTACTTCGCATACTGGATAGTCATACGACCAAGCCTCATCCATTGTTTTTAATTTAAATTTTATCATTCCTTGGATCTTTTTCTGGGTTATCTAATGGAGTTGGAGCAGTTGCCAATGCTTCACATGAATTACACTGAATATCTAAATGATACATACCAACGGTGTACGTTTCTGGATCAAAAGAAACTAATGCCCTAAAAAGAGTATCTCCGCAGTTAGGACAAACACATGTAGGAATTCCTCTAGCGTCTATCATCTATTTCCTCTGGCAACAAACCCTTTAATTCTGATATTTCTGCAATTATCTTTTTAATAGCTTTATCATGTGGCGGAACCATACCCTCAATAACCACCCCATATTGCTTATAGTATTCAAGCTCTGGCTCTACCTCTTTTATAAATTTTGATATTGTGCTTTGTGTTCTTTCTATATAATCAAAGGCCCAATCACGAGACTCTGATAAAAACTTAATAAAACTTTCTTTATGAATTTTATCAGCATCCATGCTTGGAGAAAAATCTTTGCCTATTGTTTGATCTGTAGATGACAGATACATCAGTATGGATTCAGCTAAATTTTGTGTAGTTATCTTCAACTGTCTGGCAGTATAAACATATGCTATAAAAAATGATAGTCCAAAAACCGCAAGGAAGATTGACAGTATATCCATTAGATACCTCGTTTCATATATAAGTATACTACACTAATCAAAATCTATACCGTAAAAATCTTTAAATTTATGACCACAAAAATCTTCATACTGATCAAGACTTCTTATGTTGCCAGCACCATATATTCCGTCCTCTATACCGCAAAGAACACGCATTTGTTTTTCATACGATATATTTTCTAGATCCCTCCATGATATTGACCTTAGCCTACTATCTTTCCATATCTTTTTATATCCACCACGACCATAGAAATGGTATGCTATTTTTTTAGATGGAGAATATATATCCCAGCCTCTTGTCCATGCCCTCATTGCAAAACATATTTCTTCTCCAAAGAAAGAAATCTCTGGATCATAGGGAACTTCTTGAACTATTTTACCAGTTGTAAATATAAAACCACCTAGAACAGTGCTGGACTCTTCTGGATTCTTAAAAGTTTTATCTATAAACTCAGATCTTTTTGCAGTCCACTCTTTTCTTTTATTTAAACATGGATGCTGCTTAGTTGGGTATGGCACTCTTTCTGTATCCTTCAAAGGAAAAGATATTTTTCCATTTGATTCTACAAAATACGGCGGTGGAAAATAAGAAAGTATAACTTTTTTGTTATTAGCAATACTCTGAGCTTTTGATAGCTCTGAAATACACATATCATCCCAGTCTTTTGCAAATAAAGTATGCGAATCAACCTGTAAAAAATAATCTTGATTTGTGTAAGAGTGCATTGCTATTGCTCTTGCAAAACCCGCACCTCTTGCTTCTTTTGGGTGCATAGATGTAAGGCTAAGATTTGGAACCCACGATAGGTCTGGAATATCCTTTTCATGATCTTGTACAACTATTCCAAAATAAATATCATGTTTACCAGATGAATTGTCTAAAGCAGAACGAACTGTTCTAATAAGTTCTGGGTCACGATAACTAGCAATTGATATAAATATACTCATCTATCCTCGTGAGTTACCCAGTAATACTTACATGTGCTACAACATGGCTGATTATAAAGACTATGTTTTGCATATCCAAACCTTGCGTAATACATAGGATCTTTATCAAACAGGTTAGCCTTGTGTGTAGTTATTAAACGCATAAGTTTTGTGTTGTCATTCCAGAATGATGGTGGGTTTTCTCCCCATTGATCCCAGCACATTTCCTTAAGTCTATTTAAATTTGCTTCGTTGTTTTCTGTACGAATACCACGCTGACGAGCTTCATAAATCATTGCCTGGACATAATTCCATAAACCACGCTCATAGCCTTTCCACATAAGAACTGCTGGATGATTACGCCATCCTCCTGTTGGAGACTTTCCAGATAGCACATTAAGAATTTGATAACATTCAAGTATCTGCTTGTTAAGGCGCTTACTATCTAACCAACGAGCTGTTACTACTGGATTTGATGATGGTAAAAATGTTTGCATTACTGTAATGGCTCTCGTGTTACTAAAACGATTGCCCCCTCCATTTCTAAGGCTTTTTTGACTTGGGTTACATATTTGACTGCTTCAATCTTTTCATCATGAGTCAGTGGCAAAAATGATCTTTCATCTAATTTTATCGTAAGAAAGGTATCATTGTCAATAAGACTAACCTTAAAGTTTTTAGGCGCAATAATATTATGAAATGCCCTACGCATTGCATCTGTATACATTATTTACCTTTATGCTTGCCCTCTGAATATTTAAATAGTTGCTCTAGTGATTTCCACTCAATATCATCCTCTACTCCTAATGCAGCAAGCAAAATCTGCCATGTTTCAAGAATATATACTTTTGCCAAATCTGTGGCTTCCACTATCTCAGCGTCTATTGCAAATGCCATGGGAAGACCAAGATCGTTATACTCAATAAAGTCCTTCAGATCTTTATCATATCTATAATTTGACCACAGTTCTGCCAGGATTGAACAAACTGTCTCAAAACTAGTTAGTTCGTCTCTGTCGTCAGCACTTTCCATACTTCTCCCCAATCCTTTTTACTCTTATGACTATTAAACTCTTTTGATATTTCGCCTTCTTCTAAGTATATACCGCCCCAAACTCCCCACTCTTTACCAGTTACACCAACTGCAAAACATTTATTAGAGACTGGGCAGGCTTTACATAAAGAATCAACTATAGATCTTGAGTCTATACTGTCCTCATATTTTTCAAAAAATGTGTTTGTATCTATACCCAAACACGCAGCAGTATCTTTCCAAAGATGCTGTTGCATAATTACAACCTATACTTATTAGGAATATCCCAGCCATTTTTACCAACAGGATAAGTTCTTTGTAGATACCATAGTCCATTAACTCTGATACCGCTTGTAGATGTTCTACCAGATTCAGATCTTTTACGATCTACTACATCCCATCCTACCCAAGCAAGGTTATCATGCTTTGCTACGATCTTTTCCATTTTTTCTAAACTTGTTACTATCATTATGTCTCCCTTAATACCTAAAGATTCCAATTTCAATTTGTTGTGATTCTGCTAATGAAACAAGCTTAGACGCTTGTTCTTTAGGCTTACTTAAAAAAGCAAAGTAGTTAATATAACCAAGATTTTCAACTACCCAAGCAGATGGCACCTTGTAGTGCTTAATCTTTCTCCCTCTTGCCTTCATTCCTCTTTCGGATAGATTGCAAAACTCAGATACCATTGAGTTAACTTTAGCTGGACCAACAGAGTAGATATGTAATTCTGTATCCCCTTCTTGCATCCCAGACATTGCTACACCCATGGCACGTAAAAAAACTTGGTAATCATTGAACTCTTTGCTTCCTTGAACAACGACATTCATTCTTTTACCCCATTTAATTTATCTAATATAAACATCATCTTATCAATCTCAATTTTAGACATACTGGAGGTATCGATTTGTCTAGCGGTATCTGGACGAACAGATCCCTCAACAACATCTGCAACATAAAATATATTGTCTTTAATCCAATAAGCGTTATTCTCAATAACCATAACCTGAAGCATATGCTTTTGGATATGATTCTGCGATTGAGATACCAACTCTTTTTTTATATGGCTAGGTTCATTAAATACTCGTGTTTTATTAAACACAGCAGTCTGGCTTCTCATTGCCCCTTTTATCCCCTTTGCCCTAATTTTTGAGTTATATCTAATTATATATGATGAAAGAAAAAAAGTCAATACGACTATAAGCACATATTGAGCTATATCAATTAACATTTTATCTCCTACCTATACTATTGTATCAGTGGATAGGGTATATGTCAACTAGTTATTATCTTTAAATACCGCAGAAAAAGAATTTGATTTGGTATGATCTGCACCAAAATTAGAGAACATTTCTTTATTCATTCTCTTTTCTCTTTCAACTATTTTACGAGACCAGGAAAATCCTGCGTCCCCTCCCCAAGCATCCCACATGATTCTTCCATTGGACGGATTGGATGTGTTATAAAAATCTTTTCCTTGCTTATCTACTTCATGACGTGAGAAGAATGAATACATACGCTTTACTGTGTCAAGAGATAATCCTCTTCCAGCAACGATATCTGTTGCTCTACCCCAGCCTACTGGAGTTCCAGCACCCTTTGCTTTGCCCTCTTCTTTCCATCTAAGAGCACGACGTGCTGCTGCTTTCATACCTGCAGTTGGCGCATATGTTTCTGCCTTATGAATATCTGAAGGCTGGACTATTTTACTTCTTGACATCTTTTTTCTCCCCATATTTTCCAAGAACTGCCTTTACAGTTCCATCTTTTCTTAAACGAACAATCATTCCGTCTTTAATTTGCACTGGATTAAAACCACGATGTGGTTTATGCTTACCGCTTGACATTATTTTGTAAAGCCTTTGAAGTCTAAAAGACCACCACTCCAAATACTCTTTGTAACTTCTTTTTCTGCTTTATATGTTCCACCACGACGCTTATATTCTTGAACTACCCAAGAATTTGCAACTGCAGATGGATATACATCAAACTTATCTTTTGCTTCACGAATAATTTGTGCATATAGACGAGCATTTGATGGCTCACTTCCACCGCTACGTGGCTTAATCATTTCTCCATAATTTGGCTTTTTCTTTTCCATATCATCACCACACTCTGGACAATTATCACATGTAACATCCATTTCTTTACATGTAGCACATCCACATCCAGCATATGCTTTATCCATTCCTACATTAGATTCTAATGATGGCATTGCCATAACTTCTGAAGCTTTAAAGCCTACAAAATATTCTGTTTCTTCTAATCCGCCTTCTTCCATTTCAAAAAGCTGAATTAGTACTGCTGGTTCTTCTGCAGATGCTTGAATTGAGTATTCTGATCCAGGAAATCCTAGCATTCCTTCTGTCATGACATGAACAATGCGACCAACATAAACTTCGTCATCATTTGGCGCCATGACCATATCGCCTTCTTTGACCATAGCTTTTCCAATCTTTCCTTCGCTAACATTAATAGCATAAATTTGACGTGCAGCAGCACCTCTTGTTTTGTGGCAACCCATTATTGTTCCATCGTCCTTGACAGCTGGATAGCCTGAGCAACCGTATGAACCTTTAGAACCTACATGATATGGCATATAGCCATTATATCAGAGTTCTCCAGTGGTCATAATACGTTTCATTTCCTCTATAGCCCACCTATCTTCTTCTGATAGGTCTTTTAATGCATCATCATCTAAGGCCTTAGAGGTGAGGGTAACAATAGGGTTATCAGACATAAGATCGACATTGACAAACCCCTTTTCCCATAATCTCATTATTTCAGCATTGACATAGTTTAAATGCTCATTGTATAAAGCAGGCATAACATCTTTTAGCTTTGGGGTAAACTGATATAGTATTTCCCCAGTGCTCTCATTTACCCCAGCCATTTGAAGTGCTCCAGACAGGATAAGCTTTTCTATAATTTCATTATCTTCATTATCCATTTATAAATACCTCTAGCTGCTCTCTTGTTTGCCCACCAGTAAGCCTGTTTTTCTCTATACCCTCATCAAACAAAATAAATGTTGGAACAGATTTAATACCAAAGTTTTTTACAAGATCTTGATTAACATCAACATCTATAATTTGAAATCCTGCAATTGATTGGTCACGATTTAACTCTTCAACAATAGGCCTTGTACGCTTGCAGGGTTGGCACCAGTCTGCCGTAAAATAATATACCGTTTTCATTGGTTGTGTCCACCAATTAATCTATTTTCAATTAGGCGGTCACGCTCATCAACAACCTCTAACATGAAAGCCATCATTTTTGTATAGGCATCTGGATTATTCATGATTTTATCATAGTGGTGTCCGCAAAATAGTAACTCTCCAGTAGACCCCTTGATCATTACATAAGCCTGTGCACTACAACTGTCACATCTATCTAGTGCATTAAGGATATATTCCTTATCAACATTATTATTTTGTGCACTTGGATGATCTTTTACTATTGGTCTAGACATAATTATATTATACCCTCAATTTCTAGTTGTAGTTTTTCCTGGACCAAGCTATTTTTTTATAGCCATCCACAAACATGCTTCTTATGTGCTTTACAAAAGGTTTATTATTTTTTGAATAAAAGTCTGATTCCCATTCATCTCTTTTAAATGGTATTACTTGAACTATTGGAGTTCCCATTTCTATGAGGCCTTCAAATTTTGGATCTTTTAATACAAAAGGCAATTTTATATTTCCATAATACT